AAGCAGATAGAACTGTCGATGAAGTATTTCGTTAAGCAGTTTGAGCAGACAGCGGATGATGTAGTGGATGCCATTATCCTACAGACATATAAGGACAACGGCATCAAGTACGTGATGTGGGTGACAATGCACGACTACAAGGTTTGTGCAGACTGTGCAGCCAGAGATGGGAAGATCTATCCGATTACTGCGGTGCTTCAGGCACTACACTGGAATTGTCGATGCTTCTGGATACCAGTTTATAAATAAAAAGATGTATCACATATATAATATGTTACTTGAACATTTGTTCATTGAGTGTTACAATCAAGGTAGGAAATCAGGTTTACCCTGAGTGGCCAGAGAAGGCACGTAAAAATCTCGCAGAAGTCAGAGAAGACTCAAATCGCGGCATGGACCAGAGAAGGTCCCAAATCTCGCAAAAATCCCCCAATAGGATCGTCAGAGAAGACGAAAATCGCAAGGAGAACTGAATATGGCAAAGATTGACGTAAGCGGAATTGACGGTTATGCGGATATGACTGCGGAAGAAAAGCTCGCAGCGCTCGAATCTTATGAATTTGATGATCACTCCGCAGAACTCGCAAACCTTGATAAGTACAAGGACGCAACTGACAAAGCGACAAAAGAAGCAGCTGAGTACAAGAAGCAGCTGAAGGCACTTCAGGATCAGCAGAAGACCGGCAACAGCAAGGCGGATGATACCATCGCGCAGTTGCAGAAGCAGGTTGAAGAACTGACCAGACAGAATACCATCGCATCATATACTGCGCAGTTTACTGCACTCGGCTATGACGCAGAGTTAGCTGCGGATACGGCAATCGCCACTGCCGATGGAGATGTCGCTAAAGTGTTTGAGAACCAGAGGAAGTTCCTCGAATCTCACGATAAGGACATTAAGGCTGACATCCTCAAACAGACTCCGAAGCCCGGACAGGGCGGAACAGGAAAACAGGCTCCAGCTATGACGCTGGACAAATTTAGGAAGCTTTCGCAGGCAGAGCGAATGAGGTTCGCTGCGGAGTATCCTGAAGAATATTCCAAACTTTATGGAGGTTAAAACCTATGGCTATCTCAGATTACAGCACCAATTCCCTTGTGGGCGTTGTTACTAAGAATCAGGGGTTCTTGTCCCATGAGATCGAGGATAAGTACAATTCCCATCTGGATCTGAATGGATTCTGCACTATCGACAACACACTTCAGGGCGTTGCCGGTGATATCAGAACCATTGATGTATACGGCGCATCCGGCACTGCTGTTGATGTTGCTGAAGGCGTTGGCAACACTGCGTCTATCTCTGTTGCTCTTACCCCGAAGCGTTACCAGATCAAGTGCGCACAGGCGTGGTTCAGATATTCTGACGAAGCACTGATGCGTGATCCGATCTCTGTTCAGACCGGCATCGGACATCTCGGTGTAGCGATGTTCAACAAGGTCAATGCGGATATCTTCACGGAGATGAATAGTATCGCAGATGAAGGATCCGGCGCTAGTGCCATCAAGCACACGCTGAGTGCCGCATCCCCGGACTTCAACGCATTCGTTGATGCTGTTTCCCTGATCGATATCAAGGATGCTCCGGGCGAGGATGCTCTCGACATGCAGCAGAGAGCCATCCCGCAGGTCTTCGCTCTTATGAGCAAGGCTGACATCGCAAAGGCTCGTAAGGCTCTGAAGGACGCACTGAAGTATGTTGAGGCTTATGCCCGTACCGGATATGTCGGCACTGTTGCCGGTGTGAATCTGTACTACAAGCAGGATGCCGTTGACGGTACTATCATTGTCGCGACTCGCAGAGCCACTACCGTCTTCAATAAGACCGGTGTGGATGTCGAGAACGCTGCGAGAGGCGGCGGACAGACTGGCAATGCGAATACCCGCATGAACGACATTTTCGCCCGTAAGTACTACATTGCGGCTCTGACCGATAAGACTCAGATTGTCAAGGTTACCCTGACGGGAGCGTGATTGAATGTATAAGGTCGTAGAGTTTTTCCACGATCTTCAGGACAGTGGACATGCCTACAAACCTGGGGACACATTCCCCAGGGAAGGCTTTAAGGCATCTGATGCGCGGTTGGCTGAACTGTCCGGCGCGAATAATGCAAGAGGCATGAAACTGATCGAGAAGGTCGTTGAGCGGAAACGCAAAAGACTGGCTGACGATGAGTAAACCATGGAGGGCATCTGAATGACAGATAGTGAAAAGCTCACAAAGCTGAAGGCCTTGATCGGCGATACGAATCTGACTGACGATGCCCTCCTTGTGTATCTGGAAATCGCAGGCGATGAGGTGCTTCGTAAATGCTATCCGTATGCTGCGGATACACAGATGTATGAAGTACCGGAACGGTATGAGACGATCCAGATACGCCTCGCAAGAAACGAGGTGCGGCGCCGTGGGGCTGATGGGCAGACGAGCATGACGGACAACGGTGTGACAAGAGTCTATGAGTCTGACAACGTGCTGCTGAACAGGATCGTGCCGTATGCACATGTGCCGGGGGTGGTCGCTGATGAGCTTACTTGAATGTGATCTGAAACCTTTCTGGTATGCGAATTATCAGAACCGCACAATGCTGATGGATGACGATGGCCTGCCGACAGGGGAGTATTCGATAGGTTACGGTGAGCCAGAGCAGGCAAAGGGTACATTCTCGGAGAATAAGGGCGCTGCCACTGCCAGAGAATTTGGTTCCTTCATCGATTATGACTACACCATCCACATGGCTGAAACGGTGTGTCCGTTCGATGAAGAAGCAGCAATCTGGTTGGATCGTGAACCCGATCAGGATCCGAATTTCAAGGTCGTTCGTATCGCGGAGCTTCCTACATTTACGGCAGTTGCCATCAGGTAATTGAGGTGATGACATGAAAGGTACAACGGCTCTTTTAAGAAAATTGGATGCAATTAGTGATGCTGTTGCCAAAATGCCGGATGTAACCTATGCCAATGCGCAGACAATTGCAATACGAATGCAAGGCGAGTATGACAGGGCGTCTTCTGAGCCGGAAGATATTTCGGTGTATGCGGAGCAAATACCTGGAGGATGTCAGATTGTAGGTACTGGAGAGGATATCTTTTTTGTGGAGTTTGGAACAGGCTTGTTCTATTCCAGAAATCCAATCCCGCATCCCTATAACGAGCCTGCTTCATGGTCGGCAACTCATGCACAGTATCTCACAGATCCCGTGAAACTGGAGAAGTATAAAGGATACTGGCCATACAATGGCAGATGGGTGAGCGGACAACCGTCAGCAAATGTTTTTTATGAGGCAGGCAAGGATGTCGGACCCGAATTAACGAAACTCGGCAAAGACCATTTAGACAGGGTGATAAAGTCATGATCGATATCGAGAACAAGGTTTTCAAAATTGTATACGATGCGGTCATGGCGCATGATCCGAATATCTATGTGACATCAGAGAGCAGTAATGCTCCGCCATCCTTCCCTACAGTATATGTCGAGCAGATCGACAGCTATGATCCTGCCGAATTCCGGGTATCATCACGCGAGGAACTGTATGCAGCAGTTGTGTTTGATGTTCAGGTTTTCAGTAATAAACCAGCCGGTAAAAAGGCAGAAGTTAAATCCATCTTAGCGGTGATTGATGATGCTCTTAGGGCTGCCGGACTTAGGCGAACAATGAGCAATTATGTCGATCTGACCGATAACCGAAATAGTTCAGTTAGTAACCGTAACCAATCGATCATAAGACTACTTGGTAGATATGAATGTCTTGCTGATGCAAACGGCAATATCTACGCACGGAGGTAAAAATATGGCTTCTTTAACTGCCGGAACCTTTCTCATGAAAGGAACCGTATCTGAAAATACAATCACTTACTCGAAACTTGTTGACATCTCAGAGTACCCGGATATCGGATCTTCTGTCGATTCCCAGGATGTGACTACGCTGTCCGATGCCTGCCATAAGTATATCGATGCTCTGCCGGATACAAACGGATCTGTAGAGTTCAACGGATGGCTGAACGATACGGACTATGATGCAGTTCAGGCGCTTGCCGGACAAGAACAGCATTTCTGCATTGCATTCGGCGGTTCTCCGTCTGCTGCGGACAGTTCCATTATGGAACCTGATACCATCACCGGCACGGTAGGCAGCTCTACTCTGACGATCACGAAGAAGACCGGCGCTTCGGAAGCGGCAACATTCCTCGCAGTACATTTTACCGGAAAGATTCGTGTAAGGCTCGCAGGCGCTGGCACTGACGCAGCTCGTCCTGTTGTCTACACCATCACTCCGACTTCCGGATACGTTGATGACGCAGGCAACATGCTTTGATCCTTTTTATTCACCCATACCCATTTCCAAGAGGCTATCTGATTTTGCGGATAGCCTCAACTATTAAGAAGGAGAGTTCATTTTATGGCAAAGACGATCACTTTCACATACAAGAAGACAGCTTATACCCTGGAGTTTACAAGAGAGACGGTATCCCTGCTTGAGCAGAACGGCCTGTCGTTGTCTGATGTCCAGAACATCAAGGACCGCCCGATCACAACAATGAAGATGCTGTTTACCGGTGCATTCCTTGCGCATCACAGGAAAGCTGCTTCCATCACCACCCTGATCGATGAGATTTGGGAGACAATCCCGGACAAGGAAGGCCTGCTCGGTAACCTTGTTGATATGTATGCGGAACCGGTCGAGTCCATGATGAGTGAGCCGGAGGAAGAAAAGGGAAAAACGACCTGGACGGTGAACCAGTAAGCATTTTACCGTCCGAAGAGTCAACAGAACCTGTGTCCTGCCGGAAGATTTTCCGCGAACAGTTTCCTTATTATATACATCTCGGTATGACCTATAAGGAATACTGGCAGATGGATTGTACGTTGGTTAAGGACTACAGAAGAGCTTACGAATATAAGCAGGAATATGACAACAGCCTACTGTGGCTGCAAGGCTTATATGTGTACAAGGCGATAGAGGCAGAGCGTCCAGGTTGGGTGTTCTATGGCAAAAAGACACCGAAACCGGAACCGTACCTTGACAAACCAATAGCAGTTACAGAACAACTGCGAAAGCAATATGCAGCGGAAAAGACTCGCATGATGGCGGAGCAGTTCAAGAAAGCGTTCTCGAAACGCAACCAGAATCTGGGGGTACATAAGCCAGAGGAAGGTGGGCAGGATGAACACTAAAGAATTAGTCATAACTATAAAGGTCGATGACAAAGATGCGTCATCGAAACTTGATGAGTTAAGGGACAAAATTGAAAAAATTGAAAATCTGTCCAGAAGTGGGGATTTTCAGCATCTTAAGGAAGTTGCTTCATCGCTTACGAAAATTGCGAATTCGGCAACTAACCTTGGCGAGTCTGCAAAGAATCTCAAGAGTCTTGGAGATGCGGCAAACCACCTTGCGCAGAGGGTAAATGCGATCAAGCCTGATTCTCTGAAGAATGCTACCAGTGCTGTGAGATCATTCGGAAATGCGATGAGCAGACTGAAAGAGACAGGCTCTGATAAAGCTGTCAATATCGGTCCGACAAATGCAGCCGGTATTGGCAAGGCAACTGATGTAGCCAGAGCTTTCTGGGGTGAGCTTAAGACAGCTTACCATTGGGGAAGTAAGGTAACGCAGCTTCCATTTAAGATGTTGTTCGTGCCGTTAAAAGGCGCAGTGGCAAGGGTGCAGTCCTTGGCAGGCGCTTTCACAGGTCTTCTGTCTAAGATCGGCAGGGTCGCACTCATGAGGGGGATCCGTGGCGCTATAAGGATGGTCACGGAAGCAATCAAGGAAGGCGTAGGCGCTGTCTATGAATGGGCGGACGCTGTCGGTGACAGTTTTGTTGGCACGATGAACAGCATCAGCACATCTCTGACATACTTCCGCAATTCAATCGGCGCGGCAATATCACCGATACTGGATGCAATTGCCCCGGTTCTTGATGCGGTTGTCGATAAGTGCGTGGCTGTTATCAATATTTTTAATCAGTTGATCGCTACGTTAACAGGCGCAACCACATGGAGACGAGCAGAAAAGGTAGCGACTTCCTATGGCAATGCTGCTAGTAATGCTGCGAAGAATACTGGAAAAGCAAATGATGCAGCCAAGGAACTGAGGAGGA